AGTACAGGTATTGGACAATTCTATTTAGCAGCTGGCGAAACTGTTATNATAGAAAAACACCCAGCTGAAAAAATTACTTGCGCAACATCTAAAGCTCACGCTGTTGGATCACCAAGAAGTTAATTATGACTATATCAACTACAAAGTTAGTTGATAATGATTTTCATATCATTGTTAACTCAAATGGTATCGGGAACGAAGAAGAACAAACTTTAGTTGATGTTGAAAACTCAAATAAGGCAAGTTCGGAACCTAAAGTATCCGTAGCAAACATTGTTTATGAGATACAAGGTACAGGAAAGATTACTGTGTTTTTTAAAAACGACACAGAAAAGAAAGTAGAGTTAGAGGGTCGTGGAAACTACGGACTTAAACCTACTGAAGAAAAAATAAAAGATGCGATAGGAGATATACTTCTATCCAGTGATTCTAATGTGACAAAGTATAATGTCGTAATAGAGGCACATAAAGAAATGGGATATAACTAATGGCAGATACAGTCACATCACAAACAATCGCTGATACTTCAGGTGTCAAATTTGTAGCGAAACTTACAAATTTTTCTGATGGAACTGGCGAAACTTTAGTTAAAAAAGTTGACGCTTCAGAACTAACTTTTATGACTGAAGATGGTAATAGAAAAATATCAAAGATTTGGTACTCTATAAACACTAATAATCCTAAGGCAGGTATTGAAATAATATGGGATGGAACTACAAACGCTACTGCTTTACACTTAGGTGGTAATGGTTATTGGGATTTAAGAACTAACGGTGCAGAGATAGTAAACAACGCTGGTACTCCTACTGGCGATATTTTACTATCAACTAAGAATTTTGTCACTGGCGATAATTACACAATAATTGTAGAGTTTAGGTAAAAAAACTTATAAATATTAGGACAAAGAGAGAGAATTTATGAAACTAATTTCAGAAGAAGTTGCAAATGCCGAATATATTACTGAAGAAGTAAACGGTAAAAAAGAATACAAAATCAGAGGCGTATTCTTACAATCAAATATCAAAAATAGAAATGGAAGAGTCTATCCGAGAGAAATCTTAGTTAGAGAAGTGAACAGATATACTAAAGAATTTATCAATAAAAATAGGGCTTTTGGCGAGTTAGGACACCCTGACGGACCGACAGTAAACTTGGAAAGAGTTTGTCATATGGTTAAAAAATTACAACCAGATGGAGATAATTTTATTGGTGAAGCAAAAATTATGGACACACCATACGGTAAGATCGTAAAAGGTCTTATAGATGAGGGCGCTCAATTAGGAGTTTCTTCTCGTGGTATGGGGTCAATAATGAATAGAAATGGAATTAATTTTGTAAAAGATGACTTTTATCTAGCCACAGCGGCAGATATTGTAGCTGATCCATCTGCGCCAGACGCCTTCGTTGAGGGTATTATGGAGAGTAGAGAGTGGGTTTGGGACAATGGTGTCTTAAAACAAGTAGATATTGAGGCTTGGAAAAGACAAATCCAAGAGGCAAAGAGAACAGTACTAGAAGAAAAAAAACTAGATGTGTTCAAATCATTTCTTACAAAACTGTAATCTTATAAATATCCAATACAAAGGAAATTTATTAAGCTTAATAAATCAAAAAGGAGATTTCTAATGGCCGAAACAGAAAAGAAAATTGAGGCGGTAGAGGCACAAGCTGAAAAGGAAGTTAACGAAGCAGTTAACCCTCAAGCTGACGCTCCTAAAAAGAATGCTGTAGCGGCTGAACCTACTCATCTGAAAAACGATGCAGAAGATTTAGGCGCAGCTGTAGTTAAACCTACGGACAGCAATCCTGACGCCACAAAGAAAATGAGTCAAGTTTCTGGAGATGCTCAACAAGCTAATCAAGGTGCAGCAGACGCTATGCCTAAGCTTAAAGAGGAAGAAGAAACGGCAGATGAGAAGAAATCAGAAGTTAAAGAAGGCGAAATGCCTAAAGCAGCTTTAGACGCTCTTAAAAAATCGCAAGATAAAGAGAAGAAAGAAGACGCTGATGAAGACAAAAAAGATATGAAAGAAGCATCTGAAGAAGATGTTATTGATGTATCTGCAGATGTTGAAGCTTTAACTAAAGACGAAGACTTATCTGAAGATTTCAAAACAAAAGCAGCTACTATCTTTGAAGCAGCAGTTAAATCAAAAGTTAACGAAGCTAAAGAGAAAATGACAGCTACTTATGCTGAGAAATTAAAAGAAGAAGTTGAAACTACGAAATCTGAGTTAGTTGAAAAAGTGGATTCATACCTGAACTATGTTGTTGAGGAATGGATGCAAGATAATAAACTAGCAATAGAGCGTGGTATCAAAGGCGAAATTGCTGAGGACTTTATCGGTGGACTTAAAAAGTTATTTGAAGACCACTACATAGATGTTCCAGATGAAAAATATGATGTGCTAGAGGACCAAGCAACTAAAATTGAAAACCTTGAGAAAAAACTTAACGAACAAATAGAAAAGAATGTTGAATTAAACAAAAACAATGGTGAGTTAAAGAAAGAAGAAATCATAGCGAAATCTTCAGAAGAATTAACTGCTGTTGAAGCTGAGAAATTTAACAAACTTGCAGAAGAAGTTGAGTATTCAAACGAGGAAGATTTTAGAACTAAAGTAAAAACTCTTAAAGAGTCTTACTTTGGTAAAAAAGAAGAATCCTCTTCTGATATAGATGATGTAGCGGTAGCAGGTGGAGCTGAATCAGTTGATCCAGCAGATCTGTCTAACAGTATGGCTGCTTATACCGCCGCTATAAGTAAAACAAAAGACATAAAGATTGTCAAGTAATAATATAGAGGGAGAAAAATACAATGTATTTATCTGAAACTTACGAAAAAAAATGGCAGCCTGTCTTAGAACACTCTGATCTTCCAAAGATCACGGATTCTTACAGACGAGCCGTTACAGCGACTATCTTGGAAAACCAAGAAAGAGCACAAAAAGAGGACGCAGCTTTTATGACAGAAGCAGCTCCTACTAACAACACTGGTGGAACAGCAAATTGGGATCCAATTTTAATTTCATTAGTAAGAAGAGCTATGCCAAACCTTATCGCTTACGATATTGCTGGCGTACAACCAATGACTGGTCCAACTGGTCTTATTTTTGCTATGAGAAGTAGATACACTTCAGCAACTGGCGCAGAAGCTATGTTTGATGAAGCAGATACTGATTTCTCTGGTAGAAATGCTGCTGGTGATTCAACTTCAGGTCAAACTGCAGGTGGACACACTGGTTCAAACCCTGGAATCTTAAACGACAGCCCAGCTGGCGCTTACAGAAAATCTGAGGGTATGACTACTGCGACTGCTGAAGCATTAGGTGATGCTGACGCAAACAGTTTTGCTGAAATGGCGTTCTCAATAGAGAAATCTACTGTGACTGCTAGATCAAGAGCTCTTAAAGCAGAATACACTATGGAACTTGCTCAAGACTTAAAAGCAATCCATGGATTAGATGCTGAAACAGAACTTGCAAACATTCTATCTGCTGAGATCCTTGCGGAAATCAACAGAGAAGTTGTAAGAACTATCTATCTAAATGCTGAAAAAGGAGCATCTGCTAACTCTGGTTCAATCAACACAACTACTGAAGGTATCTTTGATTTAGATACAGATTCAAATGGTAGATGGTCAGTTGAGAGATTCAAAGGTCTTATGTTCCAAGTTGAGAGAGAAGCTAATACTATTGCACAAAGAACAAGAAGAGGAAAAGGAAATATCCTTATTACTTCTTCAGATGTTGCATCTGCATTACAAATGGCTGGCGTACTAGATTACGCTCCTGCTCTTAACAATAACCTAAATGTTGACGATACTGGTAATACTTTTGCTGGTGTTCTTAACGGTAGATTCAAAGTGTACATTGACCCGTACAGTGCAAACAGTGCTGCTAAACAGTACTTTGTTGTTGGGTACAAAGGTACATCACCATATGACGCTGGTTTATTCTATTGTCCATATGTACCTCTACAAATGGTTAGAGCAGTTGGCCAAGATACTTTCCAACCGAAAATTGGTTTCAAAACTAGATACGGTCTAGTAGCAAACCCATTCGCAGAAACAGGCGCTCAGTCTGGTGCTGCAACGGCTGTGAATAATGCTGGTTCAGCTAACTCAAACAGATACTACAGAAGAGTCCAAGTTGCGAACTTAATGTAATATTTGTTTATCAAATATCTAAAGAGAGGCGCTTCGGCGCCTCTTTTTTTGCCTTTTTTAAGCGTTATAAATACTAATATGGAATACTTTAATTCAAAACACTTTATAGGGGTAATATTAATTATCTTATTATTGATTGCTTTCTGGCCTACCAAGAAAAATCAATTAGAATTTATAGAGGAAAGAATGAAAGAAGTACAAGAACATCAAAAGGTACTTACTGATAAAGAAAAAGAATTAGAAAAACTTGCCAATGAAAAAGATTGGGAAGAAGTAGATAAACAAACGGATAAATAGTATTATGACTGTTGTAAACACATTGTCACGCCAACCTACAAAACTAGACTATGCGTCACCAACGCAGTTTAAGTTTAATATAACAAAACTTCCTAAAGTAGAATACTTTTGTACAGCAGTAAATATACCTGGTATTACATTAGGGGGCGAAATGGTACAACCTACACCTCTAAAAGATATTCCAGTGCCTGGCGAGAAGTTAACATACGAGCCATTACAAATGACTTTTATGGTAGATGAGAACTTAGAAAACTTCCAAGAGATACATGGTTGGTTAGTTGGTTTAGGTTTTCCTAGAGACCATTCAGAATTTCAAAACTTAATGACATCTGGTAATGATAGATTTCCTACTAAGAACGCTCAAGTAAGTACAGAAATAGGTAAAGTAAAATATGGAGCAGCACAAACTGGTGGTATATATTCAGATGCTACTTTATCTGTATTATCAAATAAAAACAATTCAGTTTGTGAAGTTAGATTTAGAAATATGTTTCCTACTGGATTGACAGGATTAAGTTATAATCAACAAGCAGCTGATGTAGATTATCTAACAGCAACTGTATCTTTTAATTACGAAATATATGATTTCGCAACAACAGGTGGAAGCTCTACGACAGTGACAACAACATAGTATATAATATTTTAATATGAAAATTGATGGTTTAAATTATGAAATCTTTATAAATGACATATCAGATCATTTATCTCACAAAAAAAATCTATTAGATTTAATAGAACTATTACCTAAAAACTCATTTGATAATGTTTCTAATACTGATTGGCATGAAACCCAAGGTATGTTTTTAAAACAAAACTCAAACTACTATAACTATTTTTTAGAAAATATACTACCTATACCATACAAGAAAATAGCAAACTATTTACACGCTGACAATTATGATATTACTAATGGTTGGTTTCAACAATATGAAAAGGGTGATAAACATTGTTGGCATAATCATAATGGTGCTAACTATACCAATATATACTTTGTAGAATTACCAGATACAAGTTTTGCTACACAATTATATGACAACTATAATAAAAAGATAATAGATTTAGAAGTTAGAGAAGGCTCACTATTGACTTTTCCAGCAAGTGTACTACATAGAAGTAAAGAGAATACAGGAGAAAGAAAAACTATAATATCATTTAATAGTGATTTTAAGTTTAACAATAATTTGAATTTATGAATTATAAAATAATAGATAATTTTTTACCGGTAGAAGATTTTAAAAGATTACAAAAGTTAGTAATGTATAATGTACCTTGGTTTTTTCAACCTCAAATAAATGCCGTCCACACTTTAGATGACAATACTTCTTATTTTACACACATACTTTACGATTATGAAGGATGGCCTCAGCTTTATAGCGACTACTTTCGTCAATTTAAAATACTATCAGATAGATTAAAAATTGTTTCTTTAATAAGAATGAAATTAAACTTATATCCTAAAACAGAAAAAATTGAAATGCATCACCCACATATAGATTATGAAATGTCACATAAAGCTTGTGTATTATCTTTTAATACTTGTAATGGAAATACTTTACTATATGATGAACAAGGAAACTATGATAAGATAGAATCAATAGAAAATAGAGCTGTTCTTTTTGACGCTAGTAAAAACCATGCTAGTACATCTTGTACAAATGCTAAAGCTAGATGGAATGTTAATATAAATTATGTATAGAATAATAGAAAATTACTTACCACAAAAACAAGCTGATGAGATAGAAAGTGTAATGATTAATCCACCAAAACCTATTGATTCAGATCCTGTGTTTCCATGGTTTTACATGCCACACCTTTTTACTCATGTTTTTTATGACCGCAGAGGTATGGAAGAAGATGAATGCTTTAAAGGTATCAATAATACGATACTAGCTAGATTAGAAAAAGAAGATATGAAAGATATGGATTTGTTAAGAGTTAGAGCAAATCTATATTTAAAAAATCCCCAACCTGTATTTTCTGAACCACTATCTGCAGATCATTTTATAAATCAGAAGGTAGCGATTTATTATGTAAATACAAATGATGGTTATACATTGTTAGATGAAAAAATAAAAATACCATCTATAAAAAATAGTGTGTTAATATTTGATGGAGAACAACATAAAGCTGTATCTCAAACAGATGAAAATGTTAGAGTAATTATTAATATATATTATCAACCCAGAAGGTCTATAACATCAACTTATTAATGTTTAATATAAATCAAAGAGTAGATATACCAGTAGGCGATGAAGTTGCTCATGTATTTTTAAACTTTTACAAACACCCTAGTGTAATATACGAGCAATTACTAAACAGTCAATTAAATTTACACCAAGCTAATCAAGGTGTTGCTCTGGGAAATGAAAATACTTTTAATGGTAAACATTTTTTAGATTGTCGTCATAGTGGTCATAGTGATAG